AAAATTTTAAATATAACTTGAAACAAACAAATCAAAACAAGCAAATCAAAGTTTTAAAATGGATCACATTTTGCCAATTCTTGACAGCTTTCATGAAAATATCGATAGCTTGCTAGAGATTGATGACCACAATCAACAACAGGCTTTAGAGAATTTGTTAATTACCTTTCACTTTAGACATGACTTAATTCATCATGTTTTTTGTGCACTTTTAGGTATGGATAAGAAAGTTAGAATGGAAAGGAGGATTGATCAGATCATTGACAACATATCATTACAAGTTGGACGATTAACTCCAGATGTTGTTGCATTTCAGAATGATCAGGGTGAATTTTTACCGGACTTAACTGATGCAAGATTTATAAGAATAATTGACTTTTCGGTATCGTCAAGAGGAAACTTATCCATTAAGGAAAAAACTTCTAAATACGACATAATTCAAACTGAATTTATGCAAAGGTTTCCTAGCATTGATATAAGCATTCATATTGTGTCTATAAAGCCAGATTATTCTGACTTAGAGATTCGATTTTTTGAATTGTGTAGATACTTATCAGTAGACATACAGTGTTCAGAAGTGTTTTTGCGAATGAGATTTTTCTCTGACAAGATAAAGCTTATCCAAGAGAAGTTAAAAAGTATCATACAAGATGATCGGCTTATTAGTCAACATTTCAGCAAAGAATTTGGTACTGATGATAAAGAAGTTGAGACACTGCAATTTAATGCTGATCAGGAATTGATTAGCAGGATTGAAAACTTATACAATAAAAATAAAGAGAATTGCACAAGAAACAAAGTCTTAGCTAAACATGAAAAGTGGGTGATGGAAAAACTCGAAGCCACAAATAAGATGGACAACCTTGAGAGGAGTGCACATTTTGAACTTAAATTTACCCAGCATTGTGAAGACTTCAAAGACTTGCTTAACGATAAGTATGTTGTCGATACCTTTAAAGAGAAAAAAACATCTGTTAAAAAGATATCCGATGCAATTGAAAAATTACATACTTTAAACGAAAGCTTTCCAAAGCAGCAGAGCAAACCAATACACCAGTTATATACTCCGATATGGTCCAAAAAAACAAAAATAAACCTAAGAGATTGTACAACTGTCCCACTCTCAATTATCAATAAATTAAGATTAGAGCAAGCACAAATTGTAATGATGTTAGATCTATTTAAAACTAGTAGCTCAGAATCTCTCCCAGTTAAATTTGTTAATGAAATTGCTACAGAGGTTATTGGTGCATTGACAGGAAAGCATTCAGAATTCAACATAGAAATGTTCAACACTTCCAATTATTTATCTGTAGATACTGAGAAGATGTGGAGGACTAAATATGAACATTATAAGCAGAATTGCAAGGAGAATCATACACCGGTACAAGGATATGTCGACTTTCTTAAAAGCAATGATGAGGATGTTCCAAAGATGCACGATGCTAGAAGTTACAAACAAAAGATGTTTAGAATACCATTAAGCGGCAGAACTGAAGAATTTACTGAATTTTGGAAAGAAAGCCATAGTGGTTATTCAAAAGAAAAGAAAGTGCAAACTGAAACTAGGTCAAGCTGCTCATTAAGTCAAGCTGATGAAATCGATGACATTATGGACTTGCTTAGTGAAAAAGTAGAATTGCAATCTCATGAGGCTGATATATTTAGCAAGTTTTTTTCAAAATTACCGTCAAATGATGAGCCTATACTACAAGATTTGAAAGACAAAATGGTGGGAGAATTTAAACCAGTCATGCAAGAATTGAGGATGTATAAGGGTTATCATTATCTTATGGCACAATGTATGGTGGCTGAACAGTTAATGCACTTTAATCAATTTACACTTCCAAGTAATACAATGTCTTTTTTTACTTGTGGATTCTCTAACTTATTGTATATTGTTAATAACAGTTATCATGATAAGGGGAAAGATGTTGGTAAGGCTTTCATGGTTGTAGGATTCACAGACGATGAGAGATGGTTCAATAGTTCATTTGGGAAAACTGAGCATTGGCAGCAAAGATTATATAATAAAGATGTATTCTTGTTCTGCACTAAATGGAGGAGAATTGAAACATATAAAGTAACCTTCCTAAAGGATCAATTCTTTTGTATCTTGTCAACATCAATGAACGGTCTTCTTAGAAATAAATCGATGGTTTTAGACTATGACCACATTGAAAATAAGGATGAGTATTCTAGGGAAATTGTTCGTCATCATTTTGTGCTGAAGATTGTATTAGGGATGACTACTAATCAGAAAATAGCGGAAATGCTTGCAGACATGAGGTATGCTATAATGGCGAGTTTCTCAGAATATAGTGAAATAGAAAGGCTTATAATTGATAAATTTTCCCCACCGTATAATACTACTATAGAAGCATGGATAGCAATGAGGATGGTTAATTTGAAACGACAAGCAGACGACTTTGTTGAAAAAAATATTAGGAAAACTTTTTTTAAGCAACCTGTTTTTTATAATGGTCAACGATCAGAAGAAAGCATAGGCGGAAAATTTGATATACCTTCAATTTGGACAGGATTAATCATTCATGATCTTCAAGACTTGTTAGATGACATGTTTATATATGTTCATACATTGAAAGAACCATCTAGCATCCATCATGAAAATGTTAAGGCTGTGAACACTATATTGGAGTATCAAGATAAGTACTCAAAGATGTCTGAAGAAAGAAAGTGTGGTTATGGAAAACTATCTGCAATTAGAGAGATGTTGATGGATCCTGAAAACAATATTGGCCATAATTCAGACATTTTAGCAACTTCAGTGCATCGAACTATGGAAAGCATAAAAGGTGTGGACTGGGAACACAAAATGAAAAAGCATTTTAGTGAATCTATCTGTGATATTACAAGCACCAAAGCAGCAATTCCTGAGTATGAACGTGAGCTTATCGACGAGTCTGAACGAGACATCAAGAAAAAATCTCACAAAGGCAAAAAGATGGAGTTATCAAAGTCTTTGTTCATGCAAGAATATGCAAAATATAAGAATGCAGAAGTTAAAGAGAGACCTCTCAAGATGCTTAGAACAAAAATTTCAAAAGAAAGCTCTTTGCCAAATAAAAATAGATCAAAGGTGCATGATTGTATACTAGATGTAATAGAGCAAAATAATCATATAACAACAGTTTTTGACATGGCAGAATGGAATATATGCAAGAATGGGAGTAAAACGCTTGCAGATATATGCATAAAGGCTCAATATGGTGCTAAGCGTGAATTTTATGTCATAAATGTTGGGAGTAAAGCTTGTGCGAGAGTGCTTGAGAACATGTTTGAAGAGATTTGTAAGCAGCTTCCTAACGAAATGATATCTGTTCCTGGCGATAAGAAGTTGTTAAAGATGCAGGAATTTATCAATAAGGCATTATCTAAAAAAAGTTCCAAGGATAGAGTCTTTTTTGTTAATGGTGATTGTACAAAGTGGTCAGCAGCAGAGACAATGGAATGTTTTATGAGTATGCTTAGAGGGCTCTCTGGATTTGTG